GCCTTTCTCATGAAGGCTTCGTTCCGCATCAGATTCGACAAGATCAGTGTTTCTGTTTTCATTGCCTTCCTTCATTGTATTTTCAATCGCACTCAGAAGTATACTACGCATTACGTTAGAAGTAAATCGTTGAAATGATTTGCTCTTGACGTTTACATTGTTAACATTCGAGATAACATCATAATTAAAATTCATCAAATTATTATCGCCAACTTTAACATCGGTGAACTCTACAATAACACCTTCGTACTTACCCAAAAGTTTAATAGCAAAACTTCCAGGAGGACCATTGAGGTCCACAAAAAAGGTGTATTGTTTATCAACTTTAAAGAATTTCTTAACGTACCAAAATTCTAGTTTAGCAATAAATTCATCAAACATCTTCATCATTATCCACATCAACTGAAAGATTGCCTGCAACTGCAGAACTGAACTGGTAGTTATCTCGGACCCACTTTTTAAATGATGGATCTGATAAGATATCATCCCAAAATTCTGGACATTCAGTGTCAGCCATACGCCACTTCTTAGATTCTAATTCACCAGTCTCAGTATTTACTTTGGCATACCAGCCTACATTTGGCTTCGTAACATGACCAGACTCAAGTGCCATGTCAAGAAGACCACTGTACTTAGAAATGCCGCCATCGAAACGAACTGTGACAGGGATCTTTGCTTTTTCACGAACATAACGAGATTTCTCAACATTGATAATAAAATTATAACCAATCAAATCTTGACCATCTTTTTCCTGTTGACGACCAAGAATATAAATGTTATCTGCAGAATAATAAGAGCCTGTTCCGCCGCCAACAATATCCTTGGGAAACATACCAATCTCTTTATAGGTATGATTTACAACCACCATCGGAATGTCCTTTAGCGTAAGGTGTGGTGTCACCATACGGAACAGGGATTTTATTTGCTTTGCGCGACTCATATCAGCGACTGACTTACCATCCAACGCATCCTCGACTTCTTTCTTTGAAGCCAAGTTACCAATTGAGTCAATGACGATCATTACACGCTCGCCGCGCTCGATATTACTTAACTGTTGCATAATATCGAATTTTAATTGTTCCACATCAGTGATTGGAGTGTGAACAACACGCTCCATGTCGATTCCGAATGATGTAAAATAGTTTTGCGGAGTGCCGAACTCTGAATCATAAAAAAGAACAACTGATTCAGGATACTTTACCTGATATGCTTTTGCCATCAAGAGGCTGAATGCAGTCTTGAAGTGCTTACTCGGACCAGCCCACATAGTCAGACCAGGAGTAAATCCACCGTCTAGATCACCAGAGAACGCAACATTCACTACAGGAATGCTGGTTTGAATCATATCCTTGGCTGCAAAGAACTTGGATTTTGAAAGAATAGCAGTATCTTTAATCGTGCTATTTTTCTTTAATTTTTCTAATAGACTCATTATCGTTCACCTTATCTGTATGTTGAATGCCAAAATCATCACGCATCATAAAATTATAGATGCTTCCTTTTATTGATTTATTATAATCTGTTTTCGGTGCTTTGTCAACCTTTTTCTTTTTCTCTACTATGGGTTCTTGCGGTTTATGTGTGTAAGAAATATTTGCAGCAATTAGCAATAAAACTGCAAGTGGATCAAATACAAGAACAATCAATATAATTACAAATCTCACAGCGCTGTCGAAATAATTTGCGGCTTCTTCTTTACCATAAATTAATTCAGCAATATATTTTAATGGACCAACTTTCGATTCAGTTTCGATGTTAGAACGGCGAAGTGGAATGAGTTGAGCACTGAGTTCGTCAATTTTAGCGTCCGCAGATTCAATTGTAGCGTTTAATGTAGTTCTTTCTGTTTTCTGTTGATTGCGAATTCTAGCACCATCCATAAAAGATGTCTCAACGACAGCATCTAAAGAATTCAGAGATTTCTGAGCATTATCAATTTGCCTTTGTTGACTCGCAATCTGTTGTTCAATTCTTGCAATTTCAAGTGAATTATCAGCAACGCCAATTGAAGATTCAAGATGAACTTTTGATAGATAACCGAAGGTTCCTAAAGAGGTAATGAACATCAAAATGAATATCGCAAAGATAAAATACCCTTTGATGATCTTTGGTGCAATATCCCAGTTTCGATATAACCAAGAAGCAGCCACAAGTTTAGCAAATTCTAAACTTGCACCCATCAGAGAAATTGCAAAGACTGCGCCAGGAAAGATAGCAATTAATCCAATGATTGAGTAGTATGCCGCAGTGCCTGATAATAACAAGCCAGCGATAAGCGCGAGTAATGCCATTTTATCCTAATACTGTTCTATATTTAAAATTAGATAATCCGTGCTTATGAAATATTGGTCGCATTAAGTCATGTTCATCTAAATCTATGGGACTTAATGCATCTTTACGAGTTCCCACTGAATTTACTGTTGCAGACATCTGCGTCATAACAAAACCATTTTCTATTTGATAATTTTGTTTACCATTTTTCAGATTCATCAAATAGACAAACAAATCACCATAATATATTTTTAATTCTGGTGGTGTATCATAAAAACTTTCTTTATGCATATACATCATGCATCCATATGATATATGCGGCATGCCAGAGGTTTGTGGATATTCCTCTGGATTTAAAACTTCGAATTCTACATCATCGCCGAATCCATTGCTACACATTAAATCAAATTGATCTATACTATATGTGCAATAACTTAATTTGGAATATCCTATTATTCCCTTATCAGGCGTTATCTGTTCATATATAGCGTCCAAAGAATTTATATTTGCTAAACAATCATCATTGTGTAGAAGAATTTTATCATATTTGGCATTTTTTACACCCAAATTCCATGATGGATGCGTGAATATGTTTTTTTCTTGCGGCAAATACACAACCTTTGACAAATTTATTACTTCTTGGTCAGTTCTAGTTGTGTCATTGTCTATAATTATTATCTCACCAATCAGAGGATGTTCATTAAACATCGGAAGCATTCTTTTATAATGTTTTTCCAAAGGTCGCCACATAGTGGGCATAATGATGCTGATCATGCAAAAAAATCCTCTATAGAATTTACTTTTTCTGACTGCCAATTAATTGACGAGAGTATAATGTCCAGTGGCTCAAGAAATGATTTTTCAAATTGAAGGTCGTAATCAATATATTGTTGAGCACCTAATTGTTTCGGTATAACAGATAAAAATGCAAGAGTATTGTTATTAAAAATATTTGGTTGCTTCAGATAGATAAACTTGATCTTTTCGCCTTCTTGAATTAGTTGATATTTTTTGGTAAGATTTTTTGCGGTCAAAAAATAATTATAAACCAAAGCACCCTTTACATGAATAGGTGTACCTTTTTTGAAAATATTTGAGGAATCAGCATATTCTGTAAGACCATTAACCGATCTAGGAAATGCAATATCTTCAACAGGCAATGTTTTAAACTCTTGGCGAAACTTTTCGATGAATTTGTGTAGATCATCTTGAGTTTGTGTCATGATAATATTAATCGCTTCCTTAATCTTCGCACGACAAGCCGAAGGCGTAGATGATTTAACCGCTTCAAGCCCCATGATTTTGAGTTTTGGTTTGGCATAAACAACACCTTCGCTATCATGCACGTTTAGAATATATCGTTTCTTCGCAGTCCAGATTGCTTTATCAGCCAAAGACTCACGCTTCATTTCCATGCGCTGTTGAAACGCATTGATATATTCTTTTAGTTCTTCATACGATGCATCAATGAATGGTTGAATTTTATCATCGCAAACCTTATCCATGAACTTGATGACTTTCTTGGTATCAGAAGTATCAGGATAAAGTTTTTTGACAAGTGGACCCATGTTCAAATAGATTGAGTCGGTATCAGAGGCGATAACATAATCTTCGCCTTCGGTTTTCAACAGTTTGTTCATATACTCGTTGATCTTCTTTTCAATCCAACGAATAGACAATTGACCTGCTGTTGTAATACCTTCGGCGATACGAATATCAAAAAAGCGGAAGTATTGATTACCCAGCGCACCGTAAGCAGAGTTCAAAGTAACCTTCTTTGCCAACTGCAGGTTATTGTATCGCGCAACTTGCTTCTCAAGATAATGAACCTGATTCTTATCTTCAAGAACAGTTTCGATTTTCTTCTTTGCTTCAAGTGCCAACTTCTTATAGCGTGTACGATCTTTGTACATGCTATCCATAATTTCGGGCATCACACCCTGTTCTTGAATGCGGAACAGTTGACCGTTCGGCGTTACGGTAACACCAAGATCTTTTAGAATGCTTGTATCAACTTTTTGAGTTAATAAATTATCAACATTAACATCGCAATTAGAAATAAAACCGCGCATGTTATCGTTATACTTCGCTGGCTCAACCAGAGTCTCCATCGAAATATTGTACTGCATGATCAAATGTGGATACAGACTGTTCAAGTCAAATGACGCAACCCATTGATGCATGCCAAGAATCGGATCCTTGACATACGCGCCTTCGTACGCAGTTTTCTTATCACCACGCTTCATCTGAGGAATGACAATCTTCTTGCGTAACAAGTAATTGTACACAATCGCGTCCCACATACGAACCTGAGTGAACACATCATCATAGTTGACTTTGTTATCATACGCAAGAGTCAGAGCCAACTCAATCAACTTCATCTTATCTTCTAGTTTCTCAACAAGTTCTACGTCCTTGATGTTATACTCAATGAACTTTTGATAATCTTCTTTATAGAGTTGATGTAGGTTTTCGAACTCAGAGTAATCAATCTTCTTCTCGCCCAATTCAACGTGAGCAATGTTATCAAGACGATAAGACTCTTGCTGCGAATAAGTGAACTTGCGATAGAGTTGAATGTAGTCAAGAACAGCAATCCCAGGCAAGTCATATACCTGAGTCGGACGATTCATAATATATGCTTCACGCTCGTCGAGTCTATTCCAAGGAGACAACTTCTTGGCTTCATCATCACCAAGAAGTTTTTTAATACGATTGACGAGATAGGGAATATCGAACTGCTCGACGTTCCAACCAGTGACTACATCTGGATGCCATCGGCTCCATAGGTCGAGGAATCTTCGTATAAGATCGGACTCATCTCGACACTTTGCATAGTGCACGTCGTCACGATGTTTGACATAATCGCCACAACCAAACACAAAATAATTACCCTTGACTTTGATACTGATTGCTGTGATTGATTCGTTTGCATCTCTTGGCTCTGGAAATCCGTTTTCGGATCCAACTTCGATATCAAGATAGGCAATAAGTATTTTACTGACATCCCAAAGAATATCGTCAGGATACTCATCAGCAATATAAGCATACTCATAGCGATTATTCCCAAAAATAGGAAAAT